CGGCGGCAAAGCAAAGGGAAACGATAATCGAAAAAGTGATCAATCGGCGTCCCCCGGGTAAGCCCGCCCGTGGGTTGCGATAAATAAATCGGTTTCCAATTGATCGCGGGTATTTTTCAGGCTTTCTATTTCGGCCACGGCATCCCCGAGGGCTTTTTGTAGGTCAGCGATCCGGGCGAATAATCGGGCGGTGCCCGGGTACCCTTCAGCAAAGGCGAGGCGCTCGGCCTCGGGTGCGGTTAGGTTTTCAAGGTTGATCATGGTTAGGCTTTCAAAATAGGGATCACTCGGCGGGCTTTGGCATCGGCAACCCGGGCGCGGGTGCCGTGGGCACGGAAACCGACAATCACGGTTCGATCAGCGCGGGCGCAAAGGCCGCACGTTTCGCACGTTACATCCTCGCGGGTTTGCGCGGGGCAAACGATGATCACGCGCCCCTCGGGGGTGTAACTTTTCTCGGGTGTATCCGTGGGCACGATGGCGCAAACGGGGCCAAAGGGGGCGAGGGCATCGGCGTCACCGGCATCGTCGGCGCTCAGATTGACGGTGAACCCCCAGCGCGTAGCATGCCCCGCCCACTCGATGGCCTCGGGGCTTTTCTTGTGGGTGTACGTAAACCCACGGCGGCCACGGTTCGCGGCAACGATGGCCCCCAGCGCGGCGGCGTCAACGGCCTCGCCCGCCCCGGGTAAATCACCGGCCACATTCATGCGCCACAATTGCCCCTCGGGTAACGCGGCGATTGACGCGCAAAGGGCGCCGAGGGTGCCCCCGCGCTCGGGTACTTTGTCCCATGCCATACGGGTGTAAAAATCCTCGGCGTAACAATCGGCGCGGTAATGGGCGCACGATGGCGGGCACGATGCCCGCTCGGTATAGGTTACGGGGATCGCCCCGGTTTTGCGGTTGCTTGACTGGGGGATAAAGTGATATTTCATGATCAAGCCCCCATGATTGATTTTAATTCGGCCTTGATCCGGCGGGCATCCTCGCCGCGCCACGTGTTCGCGTTTGCGAGGAAATATTGAACAATCGAGCGGGCATCGTCAAGCCCGTATTTATCGCCGATGCCCCCGAGGGTCAGCATGGCGTCAAGGTAAGGCACGGCCCCAAAATAAGGCTTTGCCCACGTTTTGCGGATATCGCGGGCGATGGCGGCGAGGGTGCGGGTTTCGGTGTTCATGATTGATCCTTTTACGGTTACGGGTTACAGATTGAGGGCATCGATTAAGTCAAGGCGGGCACGCTCGAGCGAGGCGGCGGCGAGTTTATTAGAAAACTCGCACCGGGGGCCACGTAATCGGGCGGTTGCGCTTTTCATGGCCTCGAGGATATCGGCGAGGGTTTCCGGATCAATCACCGGCGCGGCGGGCGCGGGTTTCTCGGTGATGGTGACCAGGGTAAAATGATCGCGCATAAATTGAGCATTAATCGGGTTCATGCGGGCACCTTCAATAGTTGATTGATCCCCTGGACCAAACTGTCCAGATCTTTCGCCCAGCGATTGACGCCGCCGGTGTAGTCTTTCAAATGCGCGGCGGTGCGGTACATGTAACCCAGTGAACCGCAAGGCTCGGTGTTAACGTACACGATGCGGTCACCCAGGGCGATAAACCCAGAACATCCGCGCTTATCGTCATTTACCCGGATGTTTTTAAGGTGCACTTGATGCACAGATGTAAACCGGTTTTTGAGTTTCGTTGACAAAATCATCATGATCATGCCCCCTTACGTGCTGACACGCGCACCACGGCATAGGGTGCACCGGTTGAAGTATGCGCGGCGATCAGTTGACGCGATGGGGAAAACTTGGCGGCGATGGTTTCCCAATCGATTGACACGCGCCCGGCACAATGGGAAACGGCGGCGCGGTGCGCGGTGCCATCGATGGCGTCAAGCCCCGAGGCGGTTAACGCTCCCTTGAGTTGCTTTTCCTCGGCGCTCAGTTGCGCCATTTGCGCTTTGATCAAGGCGAGGCGATCCACGGCGGCGGCGAGAATGGCGGGGTTTTCGTTTTTCATGATTGATCCTTTTACGGGTTACGGGTTACAAAACAAAAAGGCAAACGGTGATCACCCAAAGGGCAACCAAAGCAAAGGCGGCACCGGCCACGATGGCGAGGGGCGAGGGTTCACGCTCGAGGGGTTGCGGGTACATCTCGATGTACGTTAATTGATGGCGGTTCATGATTAATCCTTTTACAGTTACGGGTTACAGAGGGGAATAGTTTCCGGCGTCATACGCCGCAAGAACGGCCCCGCCCAATTCGGCGGGGTTCAATGATGCATCGAAAAGAACGGTTTCAACCCGGCCGGAAATATGGCGCGAGGCGTCAACAAATGAGGCGATCACGTCAACAAAGCCGAAACTATCGGGGGCGCTTTGCTTTTCGATGGTTATTTGCAGCACTTGCGGCGCGTCATACGTGCGGCCCGTGGGGTGTTCGATGATGTTCATGATTGATCCTTTTACAGTTACGGGGTGCCCGGGGTTTCCCCCGGGCGGGTTGATCATTGTTCGTATTGGGCGCGAATGGCCTCGGCCTGCTCGCGGGTGCGGCCAAAATACGGGTGACCGGATTCACCCTCAGCGCACCAATCATTAATGTTTACATCGATTTGCGCCTCGAGGCACATATCGGAAAACGAAGGGTTCAGGATTTCATAAGCGGGTTCGAAGCGGTTCATGGTGCGGGTTCCTTTACAGTTACGGGGTTTCGTTTCACCCTTTCGGGCTAGCCCTCAGCTTATCATGGCTTTTGCACTTGTCAACCCACTGGGTTTAAATACTTGTCACATATGTTACACCCACTGGGTGCACCTTTTGCCCGTGGTGACAATTGTTCCTTTTACCGCTGGGGGTTGATTCTTGAGATTCTAAAATTCTAGTGCTTTTAAAAAAGTCTCTTATTTTCGCCTTGCCTGCGCGAAAGGGCAACTTGTCACAATCGGCCTCAATCGCCCCGTTTTGGCCCACTGGGTGCGCGGTTGCCCTTGATCCCTTGACCCACTGGGGCATGAACCCTAACCCATTGGGTGCGGTGCCTGATCCACTGGGTTCACGGTTGCCCCGCCCGCTTTGCCTCGGGCACCGGCACCCACTGGGTGCGCGGGTGCCGTGGGTTGCCGTGCCCACTGGGTGCCGGGTTGCCGTGGTGCGCGGTTGCGCCCGTGCCCACTGGGTGCGCGGTGCGGTTGCGCGGCGGCGCTGGGTTCGAGGGGGCGGGGGAGGGCCGGAGACCGATGGGCCGCTGGCCGGGCGGTATCACGAATCCTCTATAAATTTTTTAGAAAATCAGAAACCCAATGGGTACAGTGCAGCCACGTTGCACATTTCCATCACCGTGATAGACTCACAGCACTATGAAACAAGAGAACACCTCGTTTGTAGGCACGGCTGTCGCCAGTGAGAATCAACTGCCCAACTGGCTGTCCGTGCCTGACCCAGAACCCCTCAGAACCTCGAAGGAGGCAAGGGCGTTGCTGCATGTCGAATATGAGCAAATCTTCGAGAGGGTCGTGGAGGACATCTACCGTGGCCGGTCCCTGCAATCGCTGATTGAGGATGACCACAGGGCCATCTCGTATGAGGACTTTTTGCGCTGGGTCAAACGTGAACCCACCCGCCACGAACGGTTCAAAGAAGCGCAGGAGATGCGCACTGAGTTTCTTGCGGGAGAAATCCTAGAGATTGCCGATGGCGTTGAAGCGGTAGACCCCACATCGAACGACACGGTAAACAGGGACAAGCTGCGCATCGACACGCGCAAGTGGCTCATGAGTGCACACAACAAGAAACGCTACGGCGAGATCAAGCAGGTTGAACTCGGTGGCACCATCTCTATCACCGAGGCGCTGGCACAAGCACAGGCCAGAGTGATCGAGGGTGAGGTGATCGACGTGACGCCAAGACTGGAGAACGACTGATGCAGAAGCCCCGGTACAGCCCAGAAGATGAGCAGACCCTGATGAGTCAGCTTTGGAGTCCTGCTCTGAAGGATGACCCCGAAGCGTTTGTTTTGTTCCTGTTCCCCTGGGGGCAGAAGAACACCCCACTCGAACACTTTAAAGCCCCTCGCACATGGCAGCGCAGGGCGCTGCGCAGGATACGGGACTTCATCAAGGAGAACCGGGGGAAGATGAGCAACGACGAGTTGATCGACGCGATGCGAAGGGCCGTGTCATCGGGCCGGGGTGTGGGCAAGTCAGCACTGGTGTCATGGCTGATCCTGTGGATGCTGACCACTCGCATCGGGTCAAGTGTGATTGTCAGTGCCAACAGCGAGAACCAGTTGCGGAAAGTCACCTGGGGTGAGTTGACCAAATGGGTCACGATGGCGCTCAACGCACACTGGTGGGAACCCACGGCCACGAGCCTGAACCCGGCCAACTGGTTGACCGATCTGGTCGAGCGTGACTTGAGGAAAGGCACCCGGTACTGGGGTGCCGAGGGTAAGCTGTGGAGCGAGGAGAACCCAGACGCCTACGCCGGTGTGCACAACATGGACGGCATGATGGTGATCTTTGACGAGGCCAGCGGTATCCCGGACAGCATCTGGTCCGTGGCTGCGGGCTTCTTTACAGAGAACATTCTCGATCGGTATTGGCTGGCGTTCAGCAACGGACGGCGCAACACCGGGTACTTCTACGAGGCCGTGGACGGTAGCAAGCGGGAGTTCTGGGAGAGCGAGAAGATCGACGCCCGCACAGTCGAGGGCACCGACAAGACCATCTACCAGCAGATCATCAACGAGTACGGTGAGGACTCGGACGAGGCGCGGGTCGAGGTGTACGGTGATTTCCCTAAGTCGGGCCAAGACCAGTTCATCACACCACACATCGTGGACGATGCCATCAAGCGGCCCCTGTACAAAGACATGACCGCGCCCATCATCATCGGCGTTGACCCGGCCCGGGGCGGCATGGACAGCACCGTGATCGCCGTGCGCCAAGGGCGGGACATCGTGGCGATCAAGCGGTTCAAGGGCGAGGACACCATGAGCGTGGTGGGTCACGTCATCGACGCCATCGAGGAGTACCGGCCAGCGTTGACCGTGATCGACGAGGGTGGTCTGGGCTACGGCATCCTTGACAGATTGACCGAACAAAAATATAAAGTGCGTGGGGTCAACTTCGGCTGGAAGGCCAAGAACCCGACGATGTGGGGCAACAAGCGGGCTGAGATTTGGGGTGCGATGCGCGACTGGCTTAAGACCGCCAGCATCCCGCAGGACAGGCTGCTCAAGTCCGACCTGATCGGCCCGATGAAGAAGCCCAACTCGGCTGGCACCATCTTTTTGGAAGGGAAGAAAGAAATGAAAGCGCGCGGCGTTGCGTCACCCGATGCGGCTGACGCGATCGCTGTAACCTTTGCGTACCCTGTGGCACATCGGGAGTACAATGAGCGAACAAATACCCGGCGCAACGCTCAAAACGGTGTCGCCACAACTTCATGGATGGGTTCGTGATGGCTACCAAGAAAAACGTGTCTCTCAGTGTCGGTCGTGGCGAGAAGCTGCCTGCATCCAAGGGCGCGGGCTTGACAGCCAAGGGCCGCGAGAAGTACAACGCAGCTACTGGCTCCAATCTCAAAGCGCCAGCGCCCAGCCCCAAGACAAAGGCCGACCAAGGGCGTAAAGACTCGTTCTGTGCCCGCATGGAAGGGGTTGTCAAAAACGCCAAAGGCCCAGCAGAACGGGCCAAGGCATCACTCAAACGATGGAAGTGCTGATCATGGCTACAAAACCCGGACTCTACGCCAACATTAACGCCAAACGCGCCCGTATTGCCGCAGGTAGCGGCGAGAAGATGCGCAAACCCGGCGCTGCTGGCGCACCCTCGGCCAAAGACTTCAAAGAGTCGGCCAAAACTGCCAAACCTGCCAAAAAGGCCAAGTGATGCCACTCGTCAAATCACCCTCAAAAGAGGCATTTCGCAAGAATGTCAAGGCCGAAGTGTCTGCGGGTAAACCCGTAAAGCAGGCAGTTGCAATTGCGTATTCCGTCAAGCGTGAAGCTGCCAAAAAACCAACAATGAAGCCTAAAAAATGAGCCTCCAAGCCCTGCAAGACTGCCTGATCGTGCGTCCAGACATGGAAAAACACGAGTTGTTTATCCTTTTGAGACAGAAACAAACTGGCACGGGTGTGGTAATCTCCGTTGGACCTGAAGCCAAGGACGTGAAAGTCGGCGACAAAGTGCTATTTGGTGATTCCATCGGCCAAGACCTGAAATATGAGGGTGACAACCTTCTGGTCATGAGGGAATCACACACCCTCGGAGTATTTGACGCATGAAAGACACCACCGGAATCGTAGCCGCAGCAAATGTGGCAAAAAACGGACCGAACCCGTCAAAAGGCGGTTCCGAGGAAATTCTGACCGTTGCCCGTTCACGTTTGAACACAGCGATGACTGCGTTTTCCGAGACTCGGGAAGACGAACTTGACGATTTGCGGTTCTACGCTGGCTCTCCAGACAACCAGTGGCAGTGGCCCGCTGATGTGCTCCAGACCCGTGGCTCTTTGCAGGGCCAAACGATCAACGCCCGTCCTTGCCTGACCATCAACAAGCTGCCGCAGCACGTTCACCAAGTGACGAACGAGCAGCGCATGAACCGTCCTGGCATCAAGGTGATCCCGGCTGACGACAAGGCCGATGTGGACATGGCAGACGTGTTCAACGGCG